CGTAGAACCATTCCTAAGAGATGTCCAAGGTCGCCGTGGTATCTATGACTTCCGTGTTGTTTGTGATACCACTAATAATACTCCTGAAGTTATTGACCGTAATGAATTTATTGGTGATATCTATATTAAACCTGCTCGTTCGATTAACTTTATACAACTTAATTTTATTGCAGTTAGAACGTCGGTTGCTTTTGAAGAAGTTATTGGACGTTTCGGTTAAATATCTAATTTGGAGTTTTAAATAATGATAGTTGATGAATATGTGGAAATAACTTTGAATAGTAACCAAAACTATGATGCGATACAATACTGGACGGAGAAAGGATATACCAATCTCCGTCCTCAACAAAAACTATTAGTGAAAGTTGTCGATTTACCCCAATTTAGTGGTACCAAAGTTCTATTCAAATGTGATGAATGTGGTATTGAATGGAAAAGAAGGTATAGTAAAAAATTTATTAAAGGAACATATGATAAAGACTTGTGTTATAAATGTTCCAGATTAGATATTGGTAAAAGAGTTGGTAAAAAAAATGCAATAAAAGCAGGTAAAAAAAATCGTGGATCTAACCATCATAATTGGAATCCAAATAAAAAAGCATTTCAAGAATATGCCTATACAGTACGACGCATAACAGAAGAAACGTATAACAAAAATAAAGACACAATAAATCCAGATAATCATCCCAGGACTTTGTGTGGAGTAGATAATGGTTATCAATTGGATCATATAGTATCCATTAAATGGGGATTTCTACACGGTGTAAATCCCAAAGCGTTAGGTGGTCTTGGTAATTTACAGATGTTGTCGTGGGAAGAAAATAGAAAAAAATTTATATAAATAATAAAAACACCAAGGGAGTTAAAATAAATGGTCTTCAGAGTCCAAGAGTTTAGAGCACAAATGAATTATGATGGTGCTCGTCCAAATCTATTCAAGTGTGATTTGACTTTTCCAACTTTAACACAAGGTCAAGCTGCACAGAATAAGTTTACATTTATGGCAAGAGCCGCACAACTACCAGGTTCTACAGTTAATCAAATACCACAATTCTATTTTGGTCGTGAACTAAAGTTTGCTGGTAATAGGTCTTTCCCCGAATGGACAGTAACTATTATCAATGATGAAGATTTCAAGATTCGTGATGCCTTTGAACGCTGGATGAGTGGTATGAATTCTCACGTTGGTAATCTTCGTAACCCTGCATTCATTAAGGGTGATGGTGGTTATCAGCAAGATGGATTCGTCACACAATACGGCAAAGACGGTTCAACCCTAAAGAGATATAAGTTCGTTGGTTTATTCCCAATTGACATTTCGCCCATTGAGTTAGATTGGGGTGCTAATGACACAATTGAAGAATATGCTGTAACATTTGCTTATCAGTGGTGGGAGTGGAATGGTGGTACTAACGGAACTACAACTGATTCTGTTGGTGCTAATGTTCCTTTTAGTCCTTTACTTCCACCTGCAATTTAATAATAGTGAAATATAATGTCATATATAGGAATGAAGGTTAATTCTTTCATTCCTACTTTGACTATGAAACTTATCAAAGGATAAAAACATTGGCGATAACACTTTTCGGGTTCGAGATCGGTCGTAAAAAAGACGATACTCAACAAAATCAACAAGAGCCTACACAGAAAACATTTGCTTTACCGCAAAATGATGACGGAGCAGTCACGATCCAATCTGGTGCCTATTATGGTACATATGTGGATCTGGATGGTGTGGTTCGTAATGAGATAGAACTTGTTACCCGATATCGTGAAATGTCAATGCAGCCTGAATTAGAAACGGCGGTAGATGAAATTGTCAATGAGGCTATCGTTGCTGATGATGCAGGCAATTCTGTAGAAATCAATACCGATGATCTGGATGACCTTCAGGTAGACGACTCGATCAAAGAAAAAATTAGAAATGAATTTGAAGGTGTTCTCAAGTTACTGAATTTTGGTAACATGGGACACGATATCTTCCGTCGTTGGTATATCGATGGTCGTATGTTCTATCATCTTGTTGTTAATGAAAAAAATATGGCAGCAGGTATTCAAGAACTTAGATATATCGATCCAAGACGTATCCGTAAGATCCGTGAAATTCAAAAAGCCAAAGATACTCAGACTGGCATGGAAATCATCAAGACAACCAAAGAGTATTACTTATATAATGAAAGAGGTGTCATTGGTGCACATTCTAACTTAGGTACCAAGATTGCTGCAGATTCGGTTGTCAATGTCAATTCAGGACTGATGGATGCCAAGAGAGCTATGGTTCTTTCTTATCTCCATAAAGCCATCAAACCACTAAACCAGCTTAGAATGATTGAAGACGCAACTGTTATCTATCGTCTTTCCCGAGCCCCCGAACGCAGAATTTTTTATATTGACGTGGGTAATATGCCTACAATTAAAGCTGAACAATACCTTCGTGATATCATGGTCAAGTATCGTAACAAGCTCGTTTATGATTCTACAACAGGTGAAATTAGAGATGACCGTAAACATCTGAGTATGCTTGAAGATTTTTGGTTGCCAAGACGTGAAGGTGGCAAGGGTACAGAAATCACAACTCTTCCAGGTGGACAAAATCTTGGTGAATTGGAAGATGTTAAGTATTTTGAAAAGAAACTATACAAAGCTCTTGGTGTTCCTATTTCAAGATTAGAACCACAACAAGGATTTTCTCTTGGTAGGTCAACTGAAATTACTCGTGATGAATTGAAGTTCAATAAGTTTGTTATCAGACTTAGGAATAAGTTTTGTACTCTCTTTGATGATATTCTTCGTGTTCAACTTGTGCTTAAAAAAGTATGTACAGAGGAAGAGTGGAAAAATTTCAAAGAAAAGATTTGGTATGATTTCAAGAAAGACAATAACTTTACTGAACTCAAGGAAACCGAACTTCTTAATAATAGACTTGCTACACTTCAGATTCTTGATCCATATGTCGGTCGGTATTATTCTATGGAATGGGCTAGAAAAAATGTATTGAAGCAGACCGAAGAAGATATACTAGAAATTGATCAACAAATACAGAATGAACAAGCACAGGCACGAGCAAATGCACCAGTGGATCCTGCAACTGGTCAACCTATGCCTATTGATCCAAAAACAGGACAGCCAATACCTTCTACTAATACACAGACTCCTCAACCACAAATTGATCCTGCAACTGGTCAACCTATGCCTATTGATCCAGTAACAGGTCAACCTATACCACCATTACCATCAAAATTTGAAGTACAAGCAAATGAATTGGAGCCTGTCTAATGAAATCACTTAGAGAAGATTTGAATCAAATAAAAGCAGAACCTACCTCCAATGCATCTAAACAAGCTAAACAATTAGGTCTAGCATATGTTGGGTTTGGAAGATATGAAGATCCAAAAACACAGCAAGTAACACATATAGTTCAAAATGATAGATTAATACCATTCAAAAGAGCAGTAAGAACTAATACTTTTCAAGCAAATAATATGGATGACATAGGCACATACAATCAAATTATGTTGCCTCAGACACAAGAAATGCATCAATATTTAACTTCACATTATACTCCTGATAAGTATGATGATCGTGAATTAGATGCCATTTATACTTTCACAAATGGTGCATATGTAGATGTGAATAATAGACTAGCTTCTCTACCTGCGGGTGTTCCTGCTAATAAGATTGAGCCAGCTTCTGTTGATGATCCTTTGCCTAATTTGATTGCAACTTTAGATTCAGCAATCAAGAAATCAAGAGTTCCTGCAGATATGATGATATATACAAATATTGGATCTAGTTATTCTTTGGATAATTTTCAACAAGGTATGAGTTTTCTATTCAAAGGATATAGAGACACATCAATTGATTTAGGTGCAGTGGTAAATCAAGCAGATAAAAGTAATATAGGTATATCTGGTCGTCCACAAATAAATATTCTTCAAATGACTATCAAAAAGAATTCGAAAGGATTATATGCTGCCGACTATTCGGCTAATGGCGCTGATGCGGAATTTATACTTCCAAGAGCAGCTAAGGTAACATTACTATCAGGACCAAATAAACTGGTTGGTTCTGATGCACTAAGCCAGAATTTGAATCTTGAAATAATGTATTATGATTGTGTAGTCAAAACATAAATATAAGAAGTATCAATTTAGAGGTAAGAAAAATGAATCCTATTACAGAAGCATTGAAAAATCTTCAAGAAAAGAAGTTTGATCTTATGAAAGAAAACATCAATACTGCTCTAGTCAAAAAAGCAGCAGTAAAATTAGAAGAAATGAAAGTAGATTTAGCATCTGCATATTTTGATAGGAAGTAATAGAATATGATTACTGTCAAGCAAGTATTAGAGCAATATGATATATCCAGTAATGATAGTAAAAATCTTGCTGCTTTAGTTCATGCCGGCTTGCTTGAAGAATCTAAGTTACCTATATTGAATAGAGCATTATCTAAGTCTGCTGTTATGATGACTGAGGCGGAGAAGAAATCATTACAGGCTATTGTAGAATCATTAGCATCTTGTGTGATTAGTGAACAGCAAGATTATTTGTCCAAGATGGATACTTCAAGACCTATGGGATATCCATCTGAAAAAGACATACCAACAGTTCTTATTTTGAAAAGAAAGGCTATTCGAGTGTATCCTGATAATCAAAAAGTAGCATTATATTATTGTCAAGCATTGAATAGATATATCTCTGTTCCCTATGGTAAAAATGCTAAGAATTTAGGTATGGTTATGAATGAGTCGTCAACTTTAGAAGATAGAATAAAAAGATTATCTGTGGGTCGACCAACAATAACTAATGGTGGAAGATTGACTCAAGGTGGTAGTGTAAGACTAACAGCAAAACGAGTTGCAACAATTGCTGCTAAATCTGGAGAAGATGCAGGTGCGGCTGTTAAAGCTATGAAAAACATTTCTGGTGCAACAGGATCTGGTGTTGGTAGTAGAGCGCAGCAAGCAGCATTTGAACTAAGAGCTAAAATAGGACAATCAGATTTTGTTCCTAAAACAGAGAAATATAAACCTATTGGTGGTAAACAATCAACACCAAAAGTACCACAAGGTCCAACACAATTTGGTCTTAAACCAATAGCCGAATCATTCAAACAAAAACTTGCCAAAAAAAGACAAGAAAAACTTGATGAAGTATCTTGGCAAGATGCAAAAAACTTTACATATGATGATTTAGAAGATAATAGTTGGACTTCATTAGGTAAAGATTTGACACCAGGAATAGGTACAGCGAGAGAATTGGAAAGAACTAAAAGAGCATATAGAGAAGGTAGTTATGGTAAAGCAGCATTTCATGGAGCATTAACTGGATTATCAGGAGTATCTGATGCCGCATTAGCTTCGGGTGTAGGTTCTGGAGTAGGTGCAGCCGGAAAAGCTGTAATAGGTGGTATAAAATCAGGAGTAAAACTTTTAAGTAAAGGATTGACTAAAAAAACAGCCGCCAAAA